TGATCCCGGTCTACTACGACACGCCGCGTACTGTGACCACGCGGACGCCTGAAGGCGAGCCGCAGGTGGTGCGGATTAACGACCAGGCTGGGCTTGCGCCGGACCAGCGCGAGCCGATCATGGTCAGTCAGTCCGGCCAGCATGACGTGACGCTCTCAACCGGGCCGGACTTCAAGAGCGAGCGCGAAGCCGCCTCGGCCTTTGCGGACACGCTTATGGCGTCGAACATGGCCCCAATCGTGGCCGATCTGGCGGTGAAACTGAAGAATCTTGGCCCGATTGGCGATGCGATGGCCGAACGCCTGCACGCCATGCTCCCGCCGCCGGTCCTCGCGCTCGACAAGAGCAAGCAGGCCGACCCGGCGCAACTGGTGGGGCAGCTCACGCAGGCGTCCCAGATGATTCAGATGCTCTCAAAGGAGCTGACCCAGCGCACCCAGCAGATCGAGACGGATTGGGCGAAGCAGCAGGGGCAGATCGAACTGGAGAAACTGAAGCAGCAGGGCGAATCGGCCCGCTCGGCGGCCGAAGTCCAAACCACGATGTTTATCGAGCGCATGAAGGTCATCGCGACCCTCCTGGCCACGGACGCGAAGATCGACCCGCAGCGCGCGAAACTCGAAATCGACGCCGCGATTGCCGAACTCGACCGCCACGTGGAGATCCAGGCCCAACTCTCCGCCCAGCAGCATGAGAAAGACATGCAGGCGGCTGAACATGCCCATCAGGCGGACTTGGCCCAGCAGCAGATTGGCGCGCAAGCCGACCAGCAGCAGACGCAGATTGCGGCCGATCAGGATGCCCAAGCGACCGACTTAGCCGCGCAAGCCGCGCAGCCTGAGTCAAATGCTTGACACCTGTCAAGAAATTGGCGCATAGTGTGGCTCACGCATGAGCGACCCGGCTCCCCAGCCCTCGCCTGACCTCGCCAGCTTGAGCGCGAGCGACCGGGCCGCGTGGCGGTTGACGGGCGAATGGCCCAGCGCTCCCAACACTTCTGAGGCAGTCGCACCCGCAGACGCCTCCACCCCTTCGACGGAAGCGGACTCGTCCTCCGCCGCGCCTGACGCTCAGGCGGCTGCAACGGCAGCCACTCCCACGCCCGCCTCGGAACCGGGCACACCGAAGAAAGCCAACGCCGAGACTCGCAAAGCCGAACTCAAGACGGAGATTGAAACGCTCCTCAAAGAGCGCGACACCCTCCGCCGTGAGATGGCCGAGACTCGGAGCCAGCCCCGCGCGACGCTTGACGCCAAACCGGCCGCCTCGTCCCCGGCCGCGCCGCCCCCGCTGGCCACCTTGGTTCAGTCTCCTGACCTCAGCCGCCCGCCGCTCTCGGACGTGGAGTTCTACACCGCGTATCCCGAGGCGTCGGTCGCCGACTTCACGCGCTATGTCGCGCGGTATGAGTTCGGGAAAGCCTCCGCCGAATCGCAGCAGACGCAGCAGAAACGCGCCCGCCTGGATACGTTCCAGCAGGCCGTGACCGCCGCGTCGGCGGCCGATCCCGAGTTCTGGCCCGCCGTGTCCACGGTGGCCCAGCAACTCGTCCCGATCGACCACCTCGATCCGGGGATGGCCCCGACGGCGCTCAATTACGCCGCGCAGGAGATTGTCGAATCCGCCCACGGCCCCGCGCTTCTGAAGCATCTCGCCGCCCATCCTGAACTGATGGCGACCTTGCGACAGAGCACGCCGGTCCAAGCGATCCGACACCTGGCCCAACTCGACTGGCAACTCGCGCATCCCGCGTCTTCGGTGAGTCCTGTTACCCCGGTGGTGAAAACCACCACCTCCGCTCCGGCGCCGGGTTCGGCGCTCGGGACGCGACAGACGGCGCCGGCTGATGAAGCCCAGGCCGCGGTCGTGGCGGGGGACTTCGGACGCTACCGCTCGACGATGAATCGCCGGGAGGGCGCGGCGTCCTGAGTAGGGCGTCATGGCCAACGTTTTTCAATTTGTCGACTGGCTTTCGATGGAAGGCCTCCGACTGCTCGTCAACAAGCTCGAAGTCAGTCAGGGATTCAACACCGATTACAACAGCGAGTTCACCAAGGACTTCGCGGTCGGTGAAACCGTGCGGGTGCCGCTGCCGCAGCAGTTCACGATCCGCAATGGCCTCGGCTACAACCCGCAGGCGATCAACCGGGTCTACACCACGGTCACCTGTGACCAGATTTTCGGCGTGGACTTCGAGTGGGACTCCGCCCAGGCCGCCCTCCAGATGGAGCGGGGGCAGGAGAAGATCCGCGAAGAGTATCTGATGCCGGCGATGGAGCAGATCAAGCAGGAGATCGACTCCCGCTGTGCCCAGTTCGCCTACCAGAACACGAACAACATCGTGGGGGCGCTCGCCACGGACCCGACCAGCCTGACCGTGTTCAATCAGGCGCGACAGGTCATGATCGAGAAGGCGGGCATCGCGCAGGGGCCGCGCATCAACTGCATCCCGCCCTCGGTCAACACCTCGCTCGTCGGCACGGCGCTTGGGCTGTTCAACCCGCCCGACGCCATCAGCAAGCAGTACAAGGAAGGCGCCATCGGCCGCTACTCGGGCGCCGACTGGTACGAGTCGATGTCGCTCTACTCGCACACGTCCGGCACGTGGCAGGGCGCGGTGACGGTGGACGGCAACAACCAGTCGGGAAACTCGCTGCTCGTCAACTGCACCTCGGGCGACACGTTCAAGAAGGGCGACGTCTTCGGGATCGCGAACGTCTACGCGGTCAACCCGATGACCCGCCGGCAGACGACCACGGCGACCACCCAGCGGTACCTCGTCACGGCCGATACGACCGCGACGGGCGCGACCGTCACGTTGCCGGTGGCGATTGGCGGGACGACGCCGGTCTACGGGCCGGGCTCGCAGTACCAGAACGTGGACGCGCTGCCGGTCGATGCCGCGCCGCTCACGTTGTTCCCGGGGACGGGCTCACCGAACAACAAGAGCGGCAAGCAGGGTCTGTATTTCAATAAAGGCGCGTTCGCGCTCGTCGGCGTGAAACTTGAGACGCCGAAGGCCGTGGAAATGTCCTCGCAGACGCGCGACCCGGAGACGGGAATCGCCTTACGGTTCATCCGCATGTTCGATCCGCAGCAGTCGAAGATGATCAACCGCTTCGACGTGCTCATGGGCTTCGGCCCCCTGCGGCCAGACAACTGCGCCGTGCGCGTCCTCTGCGCCTAACCCTGAGACGAAGGAGACATTCAGATGGCGACCAATTCTTCTCAGGAAACCCTCACCGGCGCGGGCTACTCGCCGCTTCGGGGCGAACCCACGATGGGTTCAGTGCCGCTGCCGCTGCTTGGCGGCACGTTCGCGTCCACGTTCACGCCGACGACGATCTCGACGGCGGGCGCGGTGACGTATACGGCGGCGCAGTTCATCGGCGGGCTCATCTTGCGCGACCCGAACGGATCGGCGCGCTCGGATGTCACGCCGACTGCGGCGTTGCTCATCGCGGCGATGCCGGGCGCGGCCATTGGCCAGTCGTTCCAGTTCGACCTCGTCAATACGGCTGATGCGAGCGAGACGATCACGCTCACGGCTGGGACCGGCGTGACGGTGGCGGGCACGGCGACCGTGGCGCAGAACAACGGTAAGCGGTGGATCGTGTACATCACGAACACGACCAGCGGCTCGGAAGCCGTCACCGTCCGCAGCCTCGGCACCTACACGGCGTAAATGCGCGACTGCACCTATCCCCGTCATCTCCATAAGGGTGACGGGGAACTTCGCATCGTCGGCTCAGAAGCGGAACTCGTCGCCGCGGTCGCCGAGGGCTGGTACTTGTGGCCCTGGAATGACTGGCGGCGGGCGGCGGACTTGCGCTTCCAACCGGCGCTGTCTCCCGAGATGCCTGTAGTCAAGAAACGGGGCCGGCCGCGTGCGGCGCCCCAGGAGTCTCCATCATGCCCGTGACCTATGGCGCGTTGACGACCAGTTCGGCCAACGCCTTGATTGCTGCCGCGGCGACGCCGATCGCGCCGTTGGCCCCGTCGCTCTACGTGGATAGCGTGCATGGCAGCGACAGCTATGCCGGCACGTCGCCCGATGCCGCGCTCGCCTCGATTGGGGCGGCCGTCGCCCGCGCGCAGAACGGCGCCACGATTGGCGTCCTCGGCGTGTTCACAGAAGAAGTCGTGACCCCGCTCGGCGTGAACGACGTGACGATTGTCGGGCTGGCGACGAGGCCCCGGCAGGCGACGACCTCCGGCGCCCCGAATGGCGGCGGCGCGACCTGGCTCTCGCCATCGGGCGGGGCCGGGATTCTCTGTACCGTCAAGGGGCAGGGCTGGACGTTCCGTAACCTGTTTTTCAACAACTCGGCCTCACAGCCGTGTGTGCAACTCTTGCGGTCCGGCACGGGCGATCCGCCGGCCGCGCCAGACGGCTCGCATGCCTCGTTCTACGGCAACGTGTTCACTGGGGCCGATGCGGGGATTCAGGCCTCGGGCGGCATCGCGTTCGTGACGATCGTCGGCAACACGTTTTTCAACTTCACGGGCGCCACGGACTGCGGGGTTGAGGCCGTCACCGGAGCCGGGATCGGGACCAACCTCGGCTGGGTCATCACGGACAACGTGTTCTACAACAACGTGGATCACGTCGTCGCGGCCCTCGTGAACGCCACGATCACGCGGAACAACTTCATCATCGTCGGGAACTCGGTGACGACGACGATTGCGCTGTCCCTGACGGGAGGCGCGACCAATGCGGTCTACCGCAATACGTTCAATCGGCCGCTGAACACGTCGCCGAATGCCACGTTGTTCGTCGGCGGGACGAATGACACGTGGAGCAACAATGACGGCACGGACGCGCAGTTCTACGGCGTGCCGGACAACTCGTAAGCCGGAGGCGGCATGCCATCGGTTACGGTCCCGAGTCTGATTAGCGATGCACTGCGCGAGCTGAACGTGCTCGGCGTTGGGGAAAGCCTCAGCGCCGAGCAAGCCGCCCTGTGCCTGTCGCGGCTCAATCAACTATTCGACAACTGGAACGCGCAAACAGAAGCGATCTACGTCAACAACTTCTCGACGTACACGTTCGTCGCCAATCAGCAGGACTACACGATTGGGCCGACGGGCGCGGACTTCACGATGGCGACAGCGCGGCCGACGCAGTTGCTCGGCGCGAACGTCATCCTCGATACCGTCTCGCCGTCGGTGCGGAATCCCATCAATCTCCGCGATTACCAATGGTGGATGAACCTCACGGTGCGGTCGGTGACGACG